TGTTTTATATGCATTTGGAGTTACAATTAAACTCGCTTTATCTAATAAACTCATTATATATTATTTAAATTTGTTAATGTAGTATTTAAACAAGATTCTGCTTCAAATAAACCTAAATCAGTTAATACCCTTGATTTAAAATTAATTATTAAACTCGGAACAGGCGAACCTATTATGTCTGTTTCTCCAGAATAACTGTTAAAATAAACTGAACCCCAGCCAATAAGATTGTTAATTGCACCTTGCCCCCAACCAATAGCATTATTTACAGCACCTTGTCCCCAACCTATATTATTTGCCATATTAATAAACTTTAGTTAATGTAAAATTTTGTGAACGTATAGTATTTGCTACGTTTGATGTTACCCATTCAGCAGTAATATTTAAAGTATTAGATACAGTTGTATTAAATAATGTACTATCAATTAATCCAAAATTAACGCCTTCAATAGCATTAGAAGCATTTTTATTATATGTAAAAACTCCATTTGCAAACAATTCAGCAACTCCAGCAGCACCTATTTTAGTTATTGTAAAATCTAATATCAAATCAAAAAACTTACTTGTTGTAGTTGCTAATGTATGTTGTAAAGCATCTATTATAATAACACCATTTGAACGTACTCTAATATGTAGTATTTGATTATTACCACAAGATAATTGTCCACACATTTTAGCAGTAAATGAATCACCAATTTTAAAAGCATTTGCTGGTACAATTAAAGAACCAACTCCAGTTCCTATTAAAGAAGCTTCACCACTTGATGAAGTTATATTATTACCTAATGCAGTTTGTGCATATAAACCTTTTGAAACTTCTATAAAATTATCATTTACTTTGTCAAAAGCATTTCTAATAGTATCTCCAGTTCCATCATTTGCAGTTGTACCTATATTAATTGTTTGTATCATTATTTTTATTTATTTTATTTAAAAAAACTTGTAATTTTTTTATATTAGATTCCTTCGGTTTATATGTTTCTTTTATAGTACCCATCCTGAAAAGTTTGCGTCTTTATCTGGATACATATCAGCATTAGAATTACTGTTATATTCAGGAAATAAAACTTGATTAAAACACATATAATCTATAAATCTGTTTGTATAACTTTGTGCAACTTGTCTTTCTTTTTCAATTAAAAAATCTATTTCATTTTTATCAACCGTAGAACTGTTTTCAGAATTATGTTTAAATACCCCTTTATTTGATACTTTATAAGCTGCGTAAGGTAAAAATTCTACCATTGCCCAATGTATTACCATTGGTTTAATATAAGCGCTTAAAAGCGTTGTATATGGACTTGCTAAATTACCAGCTACAATTCCATCGTTAATTTTATTATATAGTTTAGTTCCTAAATAATTTTGTATGTGTAATTGTTGTGCTTGATAGATATATTGTGTATAAATATCAGGGTCTAAATTACCATTTAAGTTAGTAAATTTAACTATGTCATTTGTTGTTATGAATAATGCTGTAGCCATAATTATTTAGGTAAAAAGCCTTTGTTTGGCATATTAATTGGTTTCTGATATACTAAAGGATTGTTTGTAGGTAATATTTCACCTTCTTTTCTTGCTTTTGCAGGACTTATTTGTTCAGCTAATGGACTATTAACATCAGCTTTTTTTCTATATGTTTCACGTGTCCAAAAATGATGACAAGCACCACCACCTTTATATAAAAAAACATCATAGGTATTTGCTCCTTTTGGTCCAAAACCAGCATTTACTGCAGTAGAACTCATTCTTTGTATATCTTCTTTTCTGTATAACTTGTCAGCAGATAACATTTTAACACAAAATTGTCTGCTTTTATCACTAACTTGTCCACTATATCTGTATCTTGACTTGAATAAAACACCGTCTTGTTGGCTTTTTGAATTAGGACTTGCAGTTCCTGTACTTACAAAATTAAATATTTTACTTAAAATAGATTTTTTAGGGTTATTTAAAGCATCTAATTCAGCATCTAATTCTGATTCTGTATCATAATCAACTTGTCTTGAATCAATTAATTCCCATTCGTTTAAATCTATATCTTCTCCAAAAGAATCTAAATCAATTTCATCTAAATGTTTAGACATTTTAACACCAGTTTCTTCTTCTTTTGTTGCAGCATTCATTCCTTCAGTATCTACAAATTCTAAAGGTTGTATTGTTTTAAAATATAATTTTAATGATATGCTATTAATAGCTAAAATTTCATCTAAAGCATCAATTATTTCAAGTTGGTAAGGTTTAATTACTATGTTATCAAATAATAGTGTAGCAGTCTTTATTTCGTCTGCATTGTTACCTAAACCACCATCACCAGTTCTAATTCCTAAAAGCATTGGACTTGTAACTCTATGACCTACTATTAATTTGTCAAAACATTCTTTGCTTAAATATTCATAATGTGCTGGTGCATCATTTAAAGGTAAATCTTCAACTGTTGTTTTGCTTTCTGCATTGTCATTAAAAGCAATAATTACTTTTTCACCTTTTGCTCCTGTTAATTTATTTAATACATCTCGTTTAGTTTTTTCTCTTTGCTCTTCATCTGGTACACCATTATTAAAGTTAATAATTTTAGTTCCACTGAATCCATTTTGACAGTCATTGATTTGATAATCTGCAATGTTTTCTTCTAATAAAGCGTAAGGCAAAGCACCGCTATAATCAATAGGACTATAATAATCAAATCCACTCACATATGGTTTTAAAATATATACTTCAACTTCATTACCATTTCCAAAACCAAAAGCGGGAATTGATTTTAATTCTTCACTTGGTTTTTTATTTTTCCAATCTGAATGATAAAACCAGTTTTCTATTTGTCCTTTATCGTTGCACTTTCCTGCTCTTAAAGTATGCATTGGAAAATGTAAAATTTGTTTTACTTTCTTTTTTTCCATTACAACTTGCATACAAGCCATTCCAAGCAATTTTCTTTCTAAAGCTATTTTCTTTAAATCAGAATCTTTAACAATAGATTTCATTTGTGCATATTCATTTGGCTTTTTATTAGAATCTAAAGCATCTAAACCTTTACCATAAATCATATTTGCAACACCTGTTATAATAGCCCCATTTGTTGCACTATACAAATATCTATCTATTAAATATTGGAAATAATTATTGTCAATTCCATATTCAATAAAATCATTCTTTTTATTTTCTTGTATTACAGGACTTGTATAAGCACTTAAATTTATTATTGATATATTATTCATATATTTTAAATTCGTTTATTGTAACGTTTGCTACATATTGATTTTGATTAACAGTATAATCATCTTTGTTTTGATTTGTACAAAATATTTTATCTCTATAAATTAAAGAATTTTCATCGCTAAATGTTGTCATATCAGCAGTCAGAATATCGCTATCAACTTTAATAATATTATTATCAGTAGTAAATGGTAAAGCACTATTTAAAACCGTTAAATTATAAAAAGTATTTTCTTTTAAATCTAAAACTAAATCACATTTTAAATAATAACCATCAGTTGTAAATGTAGGATTATATGTTGTTGAAACATTTGTAGTTTCATTTCTTAAAATAAGAATATCAGCCGAGTAAAGTCTCGGAATAAATTTTATTGTTTGCGCTTGTATTTGCTCTTTTAAAATTATCATATTCTATTTTTATTAATAATAATTTAATTATAAAATTGTTTTAAAAAAAAAGGTACACTAATTAAAGCATACCCTTTTAAAAAAAACAAATAATAATTTATCCAGTAATAATATCTAATATTTCATTTATGGCATCATCTAAAAAATTTGCTGGTTTTAATTCCATTCCTTGAAATTCTAATGAATATCCTGATAAATCTCCCATTGCAGCACCAGTTGAAATTGTAGACGAAATTAAATCCATTCCTTTAGTCAATCCAGCTATAAAATAATTCCCATTTCTATCTTGAACCGCTATTACTGGTCTTCCGTAAGCTAATAATTTTAATTGTTTATGGTCAGCAATAGTTAGTTTTTTTAGATTTAAAGTAAGTTTTTGGTCTACAAATGTGCTTCCGTTTTCACGTGATGAAGTTATCGTCTGTTCAAATGTAGATATTCCTTTTAATTCGTATTTATAAGCATCTACAGGGTCTCCACCAGCTAAACTTGTTATTACATCTGAACCAGCTTCAACATATGAAATTGTTCCTACATCCTGATAATTTATAAAATACACAGCAGATAAACCGCCAATGCTATCTTTACATTGTTCACTTCTTCCTAATGATATATCACAAGCCATAATTTTATTTTTTTAATTAAGAACCAACAACAATAGAAGCTAAAACTGCAGAAATTAATGTACCCGCTACAGGAACAATAAAATTTGCTGGTTTAGGTTCCATACCTTGAAATTCCAAGTTATAAGCCGAAGCATCTCCCATTGCAGCACCAGTAGTGATAGCAGCAGTTGTTAAATCCATTCCTAAAGTTAAACCTGACATAAAGAAGTTACCGTTGTTATCCTCTATAATGATTTGAGGTCTACCATATGCCAAAAGTTTAATTTGTTTGTGGTCAGCAACAGATAATTTTTTTAAATTCAATGTTAATTTTTGGTCTACAAATGTAGTTCCATTGTCTCTTGAACTTGTAACAGTTTGCTCAAAGGTAGAAGTTCCTTTTAATTCATATTTATAACCAACAGGTGTTCCTCCTAATGCAGTTATAACATCTTCTTGTCCAGCAGTTGCTGAATATGTAACCGTTGTGGCATCACCCCAATTAATGAAGTATACCGCTTTTAATCCTCCTACTGAATCTTTACATTGTTCAGCACGTCCTAATGATATATCGCAAGGCATAGTTTTATGTTTTTAAAGTTAATAAAAAAGGGTAGGCACTTTTACCTACCCTTTGTTTAATATTGCAATTTAGATTATGCAGCAGGAGTGTAAAGTACAATTTCAGCACCAACACCGTATTGAACTGCAGCTGTAAATCTCATTACAACTCTTACATTTTCTGAACCATCAATGTCAGCCATATCAATTACTTTTACTTCATTTTGGTCAGATAATAAACCAGTTCCAAAATACAAGTTAGATTTTTGAGCAGCCATTATGTAATCATTAGCCATTCCATTTGCAACAAAGATTTTAACACCATCAAAAGATAAACTTCCATTGTTGAACCATTGTGTTCCCATTGCATTAGTACCATTAGAACCTAAACCTGATGCTCCAAATCCACCTAAAGCACGTACATAATCACGAGCTACTGATTGTGAAACATAAAGATACAAATCTTCTTTTCCGTATAATGAAGCAGGAATCAAATCAACAACTTTTCCAAGTTCAGTAATTACGTTTGCAGCAGTTATACCACCTGAAATAGGAGAAGCTACATCAAGAACAGTAGCATCAGCAGTTGCAAGTGTTACCAATCCGTCAAACTCACCAGCAGTAGCAGTAGCACCTTTCCAAATGTTTTGTTCTGTTTTTTCAGCAACTTTAGCGACAACGTGAGCTAAAAGGAAATCAGCAAAAGCAGG